CAAAGAAAGAGAAGCCTTTTCAGCTCACCTTCCTTTCTATCATCGCCACCGTCGTGCAAGAATGCTTGCATCACGGCGTGTGTATGTGTCTGACCAAAATGGTATTTCCGGATCGATATCCGGGAATCCATGTGTAGGTACCAAACCCTCGGTACGAGACGATATTAATGCATGAGCAGTCGCTTCATTGATCTTCCGATCAACTGCGTTCTCATCATTACGGCCATTTGCCGCCTCCGCAAAGTAGCGGAGTAACATCTCCCATCCGTCGGTTGGGTTTATGACCTTGGATGACCTTACAGTCCAACGAAGGTATTCGCGTTTTTGCAAACGCTTATTCCAACGAGACCTAAGAGCATCCATTGTGTTGTCTACATAGAGCAGGCCATTGACCGGCTCGTCCGGTCCTTTAGCAGGTATTGGTCCATATACTGCGACCAATAGTTCTACGATGTAATCGTAGACGGCTCGATAGCCCTTACTATAGAAGGAGTTCGCGTAAGCGATCCAACTAACGTAAGAGTCAGGCGATCGAGATGATGACCAAACAGTCCTAAGTCGGACTGGTGTAACGTTGACGCCCTTGAAAGCGTCACATCCACAGGACTCACGGAAGAATCCTTTGATGCAACTTTTGTCACGGTTTATCTTTAAACCAAAAGACTCAAGTTGTTCCATCGCGTTCACGGCAAAGGCCGTTGGGACGATGACATCATCACCATACACTAAGATACTCTCGCGAGTATCTTTGTCGGGAGCAGCCGCGGTCAGAATAGCCCAGATAGATAGCGCCATAATGGGAAAGCATAAACAGCTTCCCATCGGGGCGAACTTCTTGAGCGGTAAAACTGTACCGTCCGGCAGCTCAGTAGCTAAGCTCCTACATCCTTCTAAGTACCTACAGAGGTGCTCAGGGAATAGTAGGCGAACCAATTCCAGCGAAACGCGATCACTTGCCTCATTCAGGTCAAGCGTCGCTAAGTCTCCGGTCTTTGAACCCCAAAGGGCTCCTATACCGTTAGGCTGCTGGTTTGTGAAGAAAACGTTGTACTTTGTGAGTACATTGCTTTCAACATGCTTCACAATAGCCCGACCCAACCCTTGTTGAATCCATTGCATAGGCAGGGATTCGCAAGAGATAAGCCGTGGCCCGCGAGAGTCCTTCGGCACAAGGCAAACCTTGGCCGGAATTTCTCTCTCTGTCAACAGAGAATAATCTCTGTAACAATCACAGACATGCCCGACAGATGCACAAAAGTAGGCATCGAAGGGGTAGAGATCTGTGAGTCGACTAGGGACATTCGTCCAATGATACTTCTCCCAAAGCTGTTCTTTTGTAGAAACAGCTCCAGGACCGTGTCGTGGACAGATATCCGTGGGATCGAAAAGGCTGAACAAGTCCGAAAGGATTGCCCTAGCCTTGCGAACGACGTGACCTCGATCCAGAATGGCACCAGGTTGGTGCCACCTGCGATGAGGATCCGCCGTAGTAACGTTAACTCTGTCTTGCGACAGGGTTGCGTCAACGTTTGTGAGTTCATTCTCAGTTCTTACAAACTTCGAAATGACGCGCATTTCTTGCTCAGCTGTATAAGGCAACTCGTACTTGTAGAACAAGCCGAATATTTGCCTTAAATGACCGACAGATTTTGCGCACGGTTCCGGAAGTAACTGACCGTCTTGATCGAGCACTTGATTGAATAATTCACCCAGAAACCTGGGCAATTTACTACCGCGTTGCGCTGCGAAGCGCAATTTAGTAGCGTTCAATGGAGTGTCCGCAGACAATGCCTTTTCGAAGGCTTTGCCTAGACGGGGTAGGGTTTTCGTGAGAAAACCTATTCCTTCCGACGATGAGAGTCTCTTCTCTACGACGCGTGTCGTGTTAAGTAGACTCTTGTAGTTGAATACTAAACCGAGCGACGTGTGAACGTCGTGCAGTAAGGCAGCGATGATTTTACTTTCATCTAGGCTCTTATTGGTCGCCATATGGTTTGACCTCCTAGAGCATGCATACACTACACGATCCTATCTACTCGACTTATTTCCAAGATTATGACTAACCTCGAAAAACGGTCACTCTTACCATCCGTACCTCATGGAATACCGCTTCCTTTTCGAAAGCGAATTCCCGTCCTCATCGCGCTGCTTCCAGCAGCGACGAGATGGTCAGAAGGTACAGTCAACGAACCGGGCCCTTTGGCCGTCGGTGGAAGTTTTAATTTCCTCGACATTGATCGGAACGCACCAGACTCTATCCTAAGAACGGTAACTCTCACGAGTCCGTCCGATTGGAAAGTTTGGCAGCGATCCGAATCCTGTCCATACTGGACAGGCGGTTTCGCTGAAACTGAGTGGCCTGCAACGTAGAACTATTAATCAACGCCAAACGGGGGGCGTACGGTGTCGCATTTTCGTAGCGACAACCGTACGCGCCCTACTAGGCATGGCAGAGCATCTAGCACCTTACGGTGGAGAGCCTGTCATTATACTGGACCTAAAGCGGACCTCGCGGTCGGCCAAGCACATCGCTGTGCGGGAGTCCATGTAAATTGATTAATTTTCGGCCTAACCGTCGGTGAGAGAGCTATAACAGCCCCCCCACCAGAGTTAGGTTACGAATGTTCGAAGCTCAGGGTAATGGAACCAACACGGGTGTGTTGGACCCCACTAAACCTGGGACTACATCGAACTGATCTATGCTTAAGTCAAGACCAGACATACGGCAACTGATGAGGTATAGCGCGACTAGCGCCAACACCAAAACAGCACCCGCGTATCTGAGACGTGCTCTCTTAGCTCGAGTATCAATACCCGAGCGAGGCAACCCATTACAGGCTGCCATTTAGAAGAGCATGGTTTCCGAGCCCCGTGCCGTCGTAAAGGAGAGTCGATGTTCCAAGGGTGGAACAAAAGCTGTCCAGTTCGGCGAGCACTTTCTTAGCAGCCGCATTAGTCAACAGAGCCCCAAGGGGGATGTCGACTACTTTATATGAGGATGCCGTAACCGGCGTGATGCTGTCCACGTCCGAAATGACCGTGAGGTCAACCCGGACTAAGGAACGGCGACGCAGTTTAAGAGCTGCACCTGTTTCACTGTGTGAGACAGTTATTAAGTGCGGCTGAGCAGGACTTCCCTCTATTTGTTGGAAGATTTTGCTCCGATCGGAACCACTCTTGTACTCGAATTCAACTTCGAGACCAGAAGCGTCCTTTATCTCATTCGTGTTAAGTATATCACTTAGCATGCATTAGTTTTCTTTCTGGGACAAGTCCTTACCGCGAAGAGCGGTGGACCCTTTTGCGGCCCTTGCGATAGCTTATCGCTAGTGCAGCGCCTAGACTGAACTCTTTCAAGCTCAGCCCGCTCGTTGTGAACGAGCTTGCGTCCGGAAGACCCACCTGTCGGCGATAGGCCGTTTGGGTGAGTGTAGGACGTCGTATACTATGTTCAGTAGCTCCAGGAATAACGTAGGATCCGCATTTCGCCTCGAAATGAGTGCGCATGCTGATCTGTCGTTCCCTTCGTACCGACCATAAGTATTGTAGTACGTTAATCTGCGGTTCCAGCAAACTAACTTTGAAGCTGTCGAGCCATCGGCTAACGCCGATGAGCCAATCAACAACAAAGCTCCAGGGAATGGCATTCCAGATGATTGCAGGGTTAAGGTTAACCCCAAAAGCATCAAGGAACCCAAGCAGCTGAGCATACTCAGCCTGGAGATGCGAATACTGATAATTGTATTGCATCATTGCATGGAATTTAGTCGGAGCACATCTGACTTCCCAATCATTACGCACATTAGACCGACGGCCGGCGTTGAATGTACCCGTTTGCCAAAACGAGTGCCATCCAAATACACCGGTACCGCTAATCGTAGACGTAGCTTTCGAGTTATCAGGTAGTTCTTGCCAGGTATAGCTGAAATGCTTGACCTGGGTACGACCCGCACGTGACATTAGATCGTTTATACGACCTTGTGTTCGCGATAGGAGGACACAGATGTCCTCAATATCAGACTGCATCGGCTTGATGTTAAACTCCTCCTGGAGATAAGCGTCAGCCGCGGCTCTGGAACTTCGTATAAGTCTTGCTTTTTGTGACGGAAGAATATCCCGAAACACAGCAAGAATCTTTGCGAAAGTCCGTGGCATGGTCTTTAAGTCCTTAAGCTCATACAATGAGTTGAGGATACTAAGCTCAGACTTGACCAACGGTAGCATGCCCCGCAAGGAGCGCACTACTAGTTGTTCCAAGTCGAGAGGTTCAGGTATGAACCCACCATCGTCACGGGAAACATACAACGGCGTTAAAATTGCCGTTGTAGCCCAGTATTCGCCTCTATAACCATGCCATGGATGCTCTACTGGTACCTCGATCCACGGAATTCCATCCGTGACCCAAGGGTCCCAGTACGAACGAGCATCGGCGGGTAACGGATGGTCGACATAACGAGCTTTGTAATGCTCAAAAGTCTTCCACTCCCGTTGCCGCCCGACTTGTTGTGGATCGTACGCAATATACTCTTCAAGGTCTCTGTAAGAGATCTCATAAGAGTTCATGTATACGTCTTGCCACTCATCGGGTAAACCGACCTCACGGTGCATGTACTGATTGTACACGGACCGTGCGTCCTTAACATGTTGGCGCGAGCGAATAGATAACATACTAGCGGAACGTTGAAG